TCCCAGTGACTTAATGTCTGCCGGATAATACCTAACTTCCGTTTTAATTTTTTTCGGATAACATAAGTCCGAACGTCTTTTTTCGCTGCCTCCTCGACGATTAATTTTGTCAATGCGTGTCCATCAAATTTCATTTTCTATCACCTCCTATAAAAACTGACGGGAGCAGGGAGGGGGACTCGCTCATACTCCCATCAGTCGGTGTCAAGTCTGTTGACTTGATTATTTTTTTTTCTCTAACAATTTTTCACATTCCATCACTTACCTTCTGTTATCTTTTTTTACTTTTTTTAAATATCTTTTTAAATGCATTAATAGCACCATAATAATACCTTAAATGATATCCTTCGTCAATATGTCTTCGAGAATATTCTACATCATAAATCGCTTTAATCAGTTCTTCTAAATCATGCTTTATCCAAGTATCTACATACAATTTTACTTCCTTTTTTGCATCTAAATTACATCCACAACTTGAAGTACTTTTTAAACTTGTCAATTCATCTACTTTGTTATAAGTATGTAAAAGACAATTTACCATACTTAAAGTGAGATTCCTATTAAATTTTTTCATCTTGACACCTCCTGACCTATCTCATCGGTTGCCGGTTGGTCAATCCGACAAGACCGGCCGAAGCCGGTTTCGATTATTATATAATAATTATTCTCTTTTTCCAATTATCCATTTTTAGTTTTTTTTCCATACTTTTCATATCTGATTCTATGAAAGAAATATACTCACCATTCTCACTGTCAAATAATCGAAAAGTACCCGTAGAAGTTTTTTGTAATTCGAGCCCGTTGCCATGCCTTGCATGGTCATATACTGTTATTTTCATTTTGACACCTCCTTTATGTTTCATACCCTTCACCAACTTTAATCGGTCCATTATAATATTCAACAAAATTTTCATCATCTTCATCCCCAGTAAAACCATATCGAACTTTTCCATTAACCAAATGTCCCCGCTTTTCCTGCCTTTTTTCTTCTTGATGCTGCTCTTCAAGTTTTTTAAGCTCATTAAACTCATCAACTTCTTGCCAAGTCAAAGGCTCAATCTTCTTCATTAATTCATTTAACCTCTTTTCATCAAACTTCATCTTGACACCTCCGATATAAATTATAATATATCTTAATATATTATGTATATAATGTAACACTTTAAAATCAAAAGTCAAGAACTATTTTACTTTTCTTTTTTCTTTCCTATTATACCGTTATTTACAACAAAAATAATTTTTAGAAAAATACCAAAAATATCGAGTTTTTTGAAATCAGACAACATACTACACTGAAGATATAAAAATCTTGCTACGGGCTTAAAAACGGCCATAGAATTGAAATAAATAGGGGTGCCTGCACCGTTAAACAGACACCCCATCGGAGGAAATCATTCTGAAGAAAATTATTTTGTTATGCTAACTACTCCACCCATAAACACAATCCCTAATATAAAACAAACATAGCCCTTATATCTATCCCACCACGTTTTTTTTATTTGTTTTTCATATTCTTTATTTAGTTCTTTCAACATTTCTATTTCCATCTTCTGCAAATCTACCTTATCAAGCAAAATAATATAATTTGTCATTATTACTCTTATCTCTGCAAGTTCATTATTTGTCAGGTCGTTTGTGTCTGGGTAACATTCTACGGATAGAAGAAATATTATCAGCACGGCTATTATTTTTATACGCACCTTTCTTCACCTCTTTTAATTTCTCTATTTTTTTTTCTGTATCGTTAATCTTCTGAATCAAATCTTTTGTCTTGCCATTCTCTTTATTTGCAATCTTGTTATTATGCCGATGAATCGCTTTCAAAAAATGTATCCCAGCAATTATTAATAAACCCTCAAGCCATGAATCCGAGTATCCCTAAAATCAATGTATCAGATAAATCAGCCTTGCTAAAAAATCTCAACACTACACATACAACAGCCAAAAGACAGAATACTGTAATCCAGAAATACACCGGCTGAAAATTACCCTTACTATAAAAAAAAGGTTTCATAATTCATCACCTCGCCAATTGTTTTTTCCCGGTCGCCAACACGCAACCAAATAAATTAATAAAATTATTACTAATAAAAGTTTCATTTGCTTAACTCCTGATAAATTTTGTATGTATCGCTAACATAAATTTCTACTCGCCTAATGTAACGACCATGTTTTCTTTTATGAAGGATTGCTCCGTGCCCTCCATTGTAAGCTGCCAAAGATTTTTTGACATCACCTTTATACCGAATAAGATTATTTCTCAAGACAAGAGTACCGTGTTCAATATTGACATCCGCATTATATAATCCTTCAGGTAATCCTTTGTATCCCTGATGCTTTGCATTACCATATAAAATTTGCATAGGACCATAAGACGCATAACATCTTTTTTGTTTTTTTTCTATTTCAGATAATGTATTCAAGTACCATCGTTGATCTTTTAAGACTTTATAATCTACTCTGTAAGCCCTTGCCTTTTCCTGACTTTCAGTTTTTATAATTGCTCGGATTAAATTTGGATCAACATTTCTTAACTTTGACCATTTTCTAATCGAGAACTCAATATCTTCTTGCATACTTTTTAACGTATCTTTTGATGTATAAATACTTTCATACGGCATAATTACACCTCCTATCAAGACACACAATAAAAGCAGTTTTTTGATTAAAGGTAAAACCATTTTTCAATTACAATTTCTCCAATAACTTTAATATATAATAAATTACACCCGGAACCAAAAACATAAGTCCAATAATCCAACGATGATTTTTTTTATGATCCTCAAAATCTTTTTTATCTCTTGTTGTCATTTTTCCATTTGGCATTATGATTCTCCACTCTTTTTTAAAACTGACTAATACAAACAATCACACAATCACGTGTAGTGTGCTCCCCGTTTTCGGGGCAAGGCTCATTAGGATTCGCCCCGTCGACATCATTATAATAGTAGTACTTCTCGCAGTCCTCACAATATTTTCTCTGATAATATGTCATAGTTTCATCACTCCATATATATTCAATGTTGCTCCAGCAATATTGGAAGGTCCTATCGGACCAGCCTTACGGAATTGAACCTCAAGCATAATTTTTCCTGACTTATTAGAAAAATAATTTTTGACATTAGTGAAATCAATCGTATCGTCATCAACTCCTCCGAAACTTACTACTCCCACCTCTGCCGCATTATTCTTATCCCATAATCGCACATCAATCCCATCAGTACCGAGTGTTCCGCTTGCTGCGATGAAATCCATCGCCTTGATTTTTGTATATCTGAAAAGATCGAGATCGAGTATACCGCCTCCTATTCGGGCGTAAATTGTTGAGTTCGTCGAATGTTCTTCCGGGACAAGATTTAAGGGAACCAGATTTGCTATCTTTGTATTCAGTTCATAAGATAAATTTCTAATATCAAAACTTTCTGCCATATTATACTCCGTACGCCTCTATTGAGATTTCATCTTTTTCTTCATTGATAGTGAATTCAAAAGTTTCAAAATTTTTCTCATCCCAACTCTCTTCCGAAAAATTAACCCGGAAATAAGTGCCAAGTGTGATGTGTCTTTTGTATCTTGAGAAAATTGAGAATTTTGCTCTTGTTGGCGGTTCTGGATTTGTCTCAAGATTTCTATTCGTTTTTCTGATATAAGAATTGCCGATATATTTTGCAGAGATTTTATCCTTGAAAATTATCTGTCCGTTGCTGCCAGTTCTGAATCCGGGCAAGAGACGTATGCGAAATTTCTCTCTTGAGGCTTCACCAATGTTATCACTATTACTATCTGTCGCAGGAGTTTCACCTGATTCATCATAGTCAATCGCAAAATCATTGATAATATCTTTGTCGGGACTGTCCACCTCTGGCGACCGTTTGAATTCACCCCGTCTGTCTCCCTCGATAGTAATTGTTACTCCTCCTGAAAACTCTTGCCAGTGTTCAAAATACAATTCGTCAAGATGAACGTACAGGTCAGCGTTTGAATATTCCGCTACCTTTTTCACAGCATCCATAAAATTAACCGAGTCCTCTGTATTGAAATTACATTTTAAAAGACAGTTTTCATCAGTCAATCTGTCATTACTTTTGCCCCAAGCTTTTTCATTATATTTCTCGAAATTCACAGAATCACAAATATTCTTAAACGCCGTCGCTCCTGTCTCCCAGTCCGATGATTGATAATTCACTATATCCTTCCGAAAAGAGAAAAAAGAATTCTTGCAAAATACTTTTGCCTTTTTTGTTTTATGTATTCTTAATATATCAATTATAATTCCTTCCCATGTTTTAATATTATCTTCGTTGTATACCTCGATAGTTGAATATCGCCAATTCGTTCCGTGAAGGCCTGAACCTGATTTTTCCACACTGAAAAAATCATCATAATTATCAACATCAAAAGTAAACTCATTCGTAATTAATTTTCCTTTACGGAAAGTTTTCTTTTCGTTCAGATTTAAAATATTTTTCAAATACTTTCTTTCGATCAAATCGTATCTACCTAATATTATTACTCTCGGATTCATTATTCTTGCTCCAATAATAATTTGTATCCCGTCATCCATTCTTTGCGGGACCAAGCAAAGAGTGGCTGGCGAGGTTCGAACCTTGAATCAGCTACCCGGACTTTTGCGAAATCTATATAATAATCATAAGTCCCATCAATGAGTTCCAAATCATCATCCAGAAGACTGAAAACAACGGAATCATCATGGCTCTCAATCTCAAAATATTTCTCGATCGAATAATCAATCGTATTTGAAACAAGTGTAGAGTAGGGATCGCTTAAAGACAAGACCTCATCAGTGTTGCTTTTGATGTAATAGGTATATCCGTTATATTTCAGGTATCGACCTGTGTGTTCATTCACGGTCCACCCGGCACCTGTCTTCGTGCCTGTCTTTGCACCAGAGTCAATCACCATCCCTGACCCGCTGGTAAAAATTAATCCTACATTATATCCCTTGTATTTATCTTCTGTTTTTGTAATTGCTGTATCGGTCAAGGTTTTTGCAGAAGCGTCAATCACTCCATCTGTCCCATTGAAAAGATGTGCTGTTGGTACAATCCTTAATCTGGGTTTTCCCCGTTGATCGTTTCGGAATCAATCTTGAAATGTATCGAATCTTATCCAGTTGCTCCTCGGTTGAATATGTATCAGCCTCCCACTCCAGAGGGAAAACGAGTTTATCAGATTTTGCCCATAATGAACGTGATCCGAGAGCATCAGAGAATTTTACCTGCCCAATAGGTTGATCTTCAGGGATACCGTTAGTGGGATTAGTTTCAAAAACATATTTTTTCCATCCCTCCTCACCAATTGATCGGTCAACGTCATAAGCACCAATGTCCTTACTATCATCGGCAGTGAGAAAACAGGGGCTGTCAACATTCCACCCACCGAACCTTGTTTTAATATTAAAATCCTCCGAGCCGGTAATTTCTGAAACGAATAGAGGGTCATCTGACGTGTTGCTTGTAGCAGAGGTATTGACATTATAAGTTCTATCAGTTATACAACAATAAGTTACCGATATAGAAACCTCGGAATAAATTCCGTATGAACTACCTTTATGAGAAATATTATTCTTAAAAATTATAGATCCCGTATTACTTTCAAAATAGATATTATATTGATTTCCAAAAAAAACATTATGATCGAAAATTTGACCAGCTTGATCTGAATGAATTCCAAAAATAGCATTATTATAAATTAAACTTTCCTGAACTGTATTTCCCCCGTAGGAAAATTTTATACCATTGCCCCCATTATAGAATTTACAATTTGAAATCAAGCAATCTGTATTAGTATCATTATCATAAGGATCAAATTCAATTCCTTGAAAATCATAAATACTATTCCATTTCAATAAAGTTCCGATATGATTTACCGTGTCAAGAATATAAATGGCATTGTTGTATTGCTCCTGTCCATCAATCTTGAAACCGTTAATTTCAATATTACTTTCATTGATTTCGATCAATCGAAAATGAGCACCCATATCATCGGAGCTCGTATCTGTTCTATACGCTCCACTTTTCGCACTAATTCCAAATTTATAAGAAGGGATTGTTTTACAAAATTCTGGATCGGTTGTAATACATCCAGCTCCAATTGTAAATCCTGAGTTAGTTTCATAATTACTTTCTGTTATTGTAATTGCTACACCACCTGGACGGATTAAATCAAAAGTCGTATTATCATAAATTATATTATCTCTGATAGTACCAGTAAATCCAGATTGAGCATTCATACTTAATCCATATCTACTATTTTTAGTGATAGTATTATTTTCAATTGTCGCAGTAGAAGTAGCATTCTCAATATTTATTCCATCTATATTATCATAAAGGACATTATTATTAATATTGGTATTAACTGCACCCGTAGGAACTGAAGCCTTGCTTATTGCTATATTACAATTATTAATATAATTTTTCGTAACAATTCCAGCAGTAGCAGCACTCGAATTAAATCTAACTCCATATAAACCATTTGAAATATAATTTTTTTCAATATTACCAGCAGCACCTAATGATACCAAGTAGATCATATTTGTTACCGCATTTATTATGTTGTTGTCTTTTATATCTCCCGTGAATCCAGATGGTATATAAAGATTATTCGTAGCAATACTCAAACCATCTATTATGAAACCATATATATTTGTTCCTGTGGTTGTAAGTTCAATAAATCTGTTTATTGAAGAAGCTGCTCTTATCGTTGGAGTGAATCCATATAAAGGTTCAATTGAAATATTCACATTTATTAAAAGATTTTCAGTATAGATACCCGAATCCATTACATTAATATAAGTTAAACCACCCATACTATTTTCAGCAAATTGTATTGTCAAATATGGCTCTTGAAAAGTTCCCGAATTAGCATCATCGCCACTTTTACTCACGTATTTTGTATCTGAATTATTTCCATCATGCTCAACCTCTCTTGAAACTTTTGACCCTACTCCACCGGTCAAGGTCGGTGTTTGTCCAAGTGCAGCTTGTATCTTTTCTCCTGTTATCGAATCAAGTACCCAGTCAGGAACCTCATAGGTTGCGGAGTCGAGAACCGTCACGATCGTAAACGCTCCTCCGAGCGCCGCCTCTGCTGCTACCGGATCAAAGTAAGGTAATTTAGCTGTTCCGTCAGGCGTGTGTCTATGTCCCCCATATCGCATTGAAAAATCAATATTCGTTTCCATGTAATAAGTTGATCCCGTCGCCGAAACTGCAAAATACATATCTTCAGCAGTGGAAGGATGATTTTCACCTGAAAGATAAACCGTAAGCCCTCCGGGGTCAGTATCGGTTGTCAATGTTATTGTATCACCATCTTGAGGAGTTGCCGTTCCCTGTACACATACAAGTATCATTATTAATTTACCGGTCGCCACTGCAGTGCCATCGACGAAAGTGCTTGCCCCGAGTTCATCTTTAATAGTCCCCATGATGTCGCCTTCTGTTTCATCATATAATTCAAATCTCCATTTATTCGTCCCGCCTCCATCAGACCGAGGCGTATTTATTACAGCGTTCGTAATATCTCCAATAGCATAATCAATTCCGAACTTTCTCACGTGCTTACAGTTTGTATCGTTGTAAGTTGTGATGGTCCTTAATGTCGTCGAGGTATTCGCCCCGATAACATTCTGCGCGTCCTCGAGATACTGAATAAGATAATCATAATCTATTTGAAGTTTTTCTTCTGCCATATTAACCTCTCCTTATAATATCCACACCCATGTCCTCTCCGAACTCAATGAACTGCTCGAAAAGCGGACCCGGTTCGGGGCTGGTTATTTCTACCTTATTTATCATCACCGAGCGTCTTTCGTCTCGATTTACAACTCCCCCAGCCTGCATACCCGGACTCGGCCGATTCGCCGGGATCGAGAGAGAAGCAAGATTGCCCATGCTTTTATTTATCGCTGTAAGCATTGGTAGAGTATTTGACGTTACGCTTTCTTTTTTAACAACAAACTCCCCACCCTCGACATTAATATTTTTTCCGCCTTGTGAATGTGGCGGGCCAGTTACCTTTCCGCCTTGAGCAAAGACAAAGCCTCCTTTTTTAAAAAATCCGGGAATGGTTGGTATTCCTAAAAGAGTCATTATACCTTTCATTAAAATCATTTTGCCAATCATTTTCGTTATCCCTTTAGCTACATCAATAGCTATATCTCGAAAATTTTTTTTAAATTTTTCGCCCTCAAGACCCATTTCAAAAAGTTCGTCGATATAGCTATCTGCTGTTGAGGTAATCTGTTTATTCCAAATTTCCTGAATTGATTTAGCAAATCCCTCCTCTATTTTCACTTTCTTTTTTCCATGCTTTTCTATTATCTTATCAAGATTAGTTTCATGCTGTTCACGAAGACCCTCCATCATTACTCCATGTTCAGACCGCTTAATTTTTCTTTCTTCAAGCATAAGGTCAAGACCTTCCCGTGCTCTCTGAAATCTTTCGTTCTCCTTGATTTCATCCAATGCCCGTTGGTTTTCAACGTAAGCATAATAATCAGCTATGTCCGCCTTTTTCTTTTCAGTTTCTTCCTCTGCCTTTTGAGTCTGTTCCTTTTCCTTTTCTCTCAGATTGTCAAAAGCTACCGATTCCTGAGCATAGACCTCACGAATCTCCTGATGTGCTTTGACTATTGCTGCTGCTGATTTCGTCACCGGTATTCCTAATTCAATAGCCCTTTCAATTACTGAAATATTTTTTGCTTGAGCCTCCTCATTCTCCTTAAGATTTTCTGTATATTTCGTTTGAGATTTACTTAAGGCTTCCAAACCCAACCCAGCAGTTGTCAAACTTTTTCCCCATGCCGTCTGAATAACAACATAATTATTAGTTGCCTTGATCCCTTTATTGATTTTATCATTCAAATTAATATATTCTTGAGAGGTGAGCTTAATAGCAGCTTTGAGTCCCCTGTTCGCTGCCTCAAGTCTTACAATATCTTTTTCGGCTTCTTTCGCCTTAATCAAAATCATCTGCCGGGCAAGTGCTCTCTGCTGCTCGTTTAATTTTCTCGCTTCTTTTGTATTAATACGATAAGCACCCGAAAGATCATCGACACCTGTAACAACCTCAGGAAGAATGTCTTTAAGCTTAACAGATATTCTCCGAAACTCCTCATTCTCGGCAGCCGTTCTTTTTGTTTTGCCTTCGAGTTCAGCGTATCTTGTTATTAATTTATCGGTCGTATCGGACGTCTTTAGTTGTGCTGCCGATTGCTCTACCATTTCAAGACGATAATCAGCCGTAGAGGTCAAGAGTCTGCTGAGTAACTTGATTGCCGGAGCAAATAGGGGCATAAGCTTACCGCCCAGAGTTACTGCCCAGTCCTCAAGTTTTGCCCGCAGAATTCTTACCTGATTAGCGAACCCTCCGGAGGTTCTCTGAAAATCACCGATAGCATCAGACGAACCTTCAGTAATCATCTTGAGGGCAACGAGTGCTCGTTCCTGTGCGTCAATTGTTCCTTTTACCTCCCGACCGGTATCATCAAGGATTTTCTGCTTCAATGCAGTGTCGCTCAAGACCACTCCGTATTTTCTTACAGTTTCAAAATTCCCAACAAGAGCTGATTGTATATCTCGAAGTACCTCGCCTGTGGGCAGGTTATTGAAACTCGCAATATCTCTCGCGAGTTTCACCACATCACCTGACAAAGCTGCTGCTGCCTTCCTGTCAAGTCCTAACGGTACGAATAAATCCTGTACGCTTGACAAGAACTTTCTCGCCTCGATAGTCGAAAGACCATAAGCAGCAACAAGTTCGTCGGACATTAATTTCGCCTCTTTCTCCACACCCCGGAAAACTGTCTTGAACTTTGCGTTGACCTCTTGAAACTCGCTTGCTTTCTTTATTAATTTTCCAAAAGCTATTGCAACCACACCGGTCAGGACACCAGCAAAGGCAACATAACCACCTTTCAATTTTGAAAGAAATCCCTTGTGCTCTTTCATTTTTTTCTGCTGCTTGGTTATTTTATCCGAGGTTTTATCGACAGCTTTATCGAATTTCTTAATTCCAGTAATAGCACCTTTTTCATCGGTCACAATTTCATATCTTAATTGTTGAGCATCAGGCATTAGTCCGTCCTTTTTCTCCTCGCAAGTCTTTTGGCGACCTTGCTCGTTTGGTACTCAAGTTCCCTCTCTCGCCGGAGGAGGAGCTTGACCTTGAGGAGCGGGATTTTAATTTCTCTAAGTTTCGGAAGCGTGCAGGTAACCTTTCCCGAAAACCGGGAGATTTTTGTAACCGGTTTGACCCATCCCCGCTCGATGATGCTCCGATATAGGTCCGTAACTGTGGGTCGGATTCCAGAATCGAATCGGCGATTTCCGAGAGTTTTTTTTTGAAGTCGTCAATATTGAATTTGTAAACTCGAAGAAAAATTTCAGCTAACTCTTTCGGAGTTACGTATTCATTGAAATATCGGTCAGAAAATCTTAAATATCCGACCTCTTTCAAAAGCCTTATAAAATCTTTTCGCACCATTGCATAAGAAAAAACCCTCCGCAATTGTGAACGGAGAGTTTCCATCTTTTTCTTATACTTCCAACTTTTTCCGGTAGGCAAGGTCATCCTTTCTGTATCAGCCTGAAAATACAAAAGAAACTGTGTGAACCTCGGCACGAACTCATCATAATATTTTGATATGCCAAGCATTTTAAGTTCAAGTCTTTTCTTCTTCGGTCCAACAAGGAAGACCTTCCGTTCCTCATTGAGAATTTGAGTATCTTCCATACTACCTCTCGAATCTGAAATATGCTAAATTTCTCTGCGTATCTGAAACAGTCGTATCCCGCAGAGCTTCAATCATGGCTGGTATTTCAGCATAATCAAGATTACCTGTCAAGGTCTCTGCCAGATCAGTGGATTTGCCTTTAAGAATCACGAACTCAACAGCCTTGTTATTTTGAAGTTCAGAAACAAGTCTGAATCTGAAGGTAGGCGGGTCAATGTAATCCTCGCCATAAAACAGGTAATCCCACACACTATCGCCATTGTCAATCACGCCTCCACGTGCCAACCTCATTATCACGGCAGTCCATTCGAGAATAAGCAGATTGATCGTGAGACCGAATCTTATCAAATCCTTTCTCACAAGATTCTGCGGGACTCCGTCAAGAAACTCCACGTATTCCGCTGTCGGTGTTATCGGTTTTTCAGCCCGACAATAAAACGCCGGCTGTGTCTCTGCATCAAGATAGACGTCCATCTCTTTCAAGAAAAACGCCTCTGCGTCTTTAGGTGAAAACATTATATTACCTCCTTAAAAGGAAATTTTTTTAATTTTGATTTAGGATTGCAATTATAAATTTTAGCACTCCATCTATGCCTATCGAAATCATCTATCCAATTTTTCAACAATCGCCGGATGCCATTCTTTTCAGCGGGAGTGATCTCTGTATCAAACCTACCTTCATAATAATGAAGTAATCCATTTTCGTCTTCATAATAATCGTACCCAACCAGATATATCTCATCAAAACCAAGAAGCTCGGCAATTTGTAAAGCTACATATCCGGTATGTCTCCCTTCCGAAATTCCTCTGAGAAAACTGTAATAATAATCAACTCTCTTGTGCTCAGAAAGAATCGGGCCGATAAGAACTCGACCATCTTCAATTGGATGTTTGTCAATCCATTCAAGAAAAAATCCATCACAAAAAATCTGATAATCTATCCGAGTATCAACAAAACAACGATTGACCGCTATCCTTGTAATCTTACTATCCAGATTTGAGAAGTCAAAATCATTCACACTCGACCCCCCGGCTATTAGTACACATTTCCCCGTTTCAAGATTTTTTAATTCATTGATTTCTCTCACGATGGTACTCCTGCCTCAAAATAACTCAAGAGTATTTGTGCCCGGTGACATAAAACCCCAACAAACATTGCTTCGTCCATTGATTCTATTCTTGCAGGCTCACTCCATCTTGCTTTCGTGCCACCGCCCAAATCTTGCAAAGCATCAAAGTGATCAATTACGTCCTCGACTATACCTTCAAAAGTCTTTGCCGAGGCCACAACATCTTTGAGTCCGTACAAACCCCAGATTCGTATAGTATGAAACCTGCGAATTACTGGAGGCGTATCAGATTCTTTTTGTCCTCTCATGCTTGACCAGTCAATTATCCATCCGTTGATTTTTCCGTTATCCAGAAACCCTTCGGCTATTTTCTCCCAACTAACAAGATGTCTCCGATAATCATTCACCTTACCTACATCTGATATCTTCTCAAGCTCTGTTTTAATTTGTGCTCTGATATTTGACCAGCTCATGTTACCTCCATTAATTTTTTGCCAACCCTGACTCCGAGTTTTTCGAATTGAGCCTTAACATACGACTCGGAAATATTCACGGCCTTACGAAAAAACTTTTGTCCTTTGGTTCTCTTCAATTTTTTCTTTCTTGCAACAAGAAAGGCAACCTGTTTTGAGGTGATTTTCGGATACCTGCTTTTCAAAGCATTCCATAGAGAGGTACCAGCCGAACTTTTCTCGACCCATCTTCGAATTGATTGCTGCCCTGTTCTCGAAACCGGGAGGTGTCAACTTATCCGCCTCGAACTTTACCTTGATTAACGAATTGTCAAGAGCAATCCGGCCCTCCCTTGCCATCATCACCTCAGCTTTCGGAGGATCGTGGAGCAAAATTCGAGGTTTGTGTAATTTGACTTCGTACATATCAACCCTTACACTGCATCTTAATATCAACGCCGGAAATCACCGGACTCCCACCGCCGAGAGTATAGACCACACGAACGTACCGGCCGAAATTTGTTGACGGGATTATATTCTGTCCCGCTGCGGTTAACGTTACAGATGATTCTATATTATCCCATACAATTTTGTCCGGGGATGATTGAAGCTGAACAGTCAAGGTGGGGCTTGACCCAGCAAAACCTCTTGCCTTAATGTGCAAAAGCAACTGTTCCGCCCAACCCTTTTCAAACTCTCGACTTCTCCCGCTTGCATTTAAGGTCGCATTTGTCAAGATTTCATCTATCGCTGTCATTAACATAATATGCCTCCTACCAATAAACGCTTCGTCTTAATAATAAATCATTATATCCTTCAAGACTCGTCTTAATATCCCATTCTCCTCGCATCCCCGTAACCTCCGGTCTAATTTCCTTATCGAATTTATTAAATAATTCCTTTGCTCTTGAAGAAAATTCATCCCCACGTGTTCGATATGCCACCACGTCAGCATCAATCGACGACTCTGCTGTATGACCGTATGCTGAAGCCAAAGCCATGCAACATAAGGAAGCCGCAAGATTACACAGACCTTCCTTGTCGACTACCGGAATAGTAGAACTTGAATCATCCACACTATGCCGTATAGTGTATCGAAAATAAAACTGCTCATTGAGTCCGGGATAATCAGTATCCCGGAAACGACAAATCCAGCCCGTATCAATATCGGCTACCTCGTAATATTTTGGATCAATCATATAGGGTGGGACGCAACTCAGATTATTCGAGTCAAGCGGATATTCAATTTCACGAATCCTCGAGAACTCAACCTCCCAATCGGAAGGAAGCGAAAAGAATGAATTTCCATCCCCGGTTAATTTTGCTACTTTTTTCTGTGGTTTCCTTCTTGAGTATTCCTTGACCGCCTCACCGATTAGAGACTCATAATCATCTGGGTCAGTCAGCTTGTCTGATACCGGGCCAATTGTAGGCGCCTGAACTTTTAATTTTACCAGAGAAACAAAAGATGCTATTCCCACACTCGGAATAGCCGTATCGAGAATAAGCGTTGACTCTTCGAGATAATAAGTTTTTCCTTTATAGATTATTTCCCATCTATCGAAGGTCTTTCGCTTTTTTGTATTCCATGACAAACTCGATTCAAAATAATATTTCCCTGTTCCATATTTCACAATGCTTGCTGGAGCTGCTGGAGCAATTGTTTCAAGAACTGTCGAATGATCCGAGTCGAAAACCTGTACCTGAGTAAAGGTGGGGGGATCAAAAAGATTTCCTGTTCGGTCATATCGAAACCCGACCCGCATTCTTATTTGTTTACCGACTACTGCGTTTTCTCTTTCTACTACGCTCATGCTGTCTCCGCACTCATATTAAAATTTTCGGGGTCCTTGTCAACCTGATCCGAGCTGCCCATTATATAGTTCGTCGGAAGCTTGTTGACGATAGCTAAAATCCCCGTTTCAAGCGAGCTGACACTTGCCTTAAAATCTGATGATTGCTTGATAAGATAATTGACCTCATCAGCCGTGTCCTTACCGTCTACCGTCCATTCAAAAAGAACTCGGTATATTTTCCCTACAGTGAATAACGACTTATCAACAAGAACTCCGAAATTTCCTGTCTTGCCATTAATTTTTGCACACGTGAAAGGACTCCCGGTAATTTCTGAATTATCGAATGTCGCATCAGCACCGCTCTCCTCATATATTCTCACAACAGCCGCCGAAGGATCAACCTTCTCACCGTCCACTTTCGTCGCCTGCCTTTCAAAAGGTATATAGTCAGTCCATAAATCTATATTAAGTTCTAATAACATAATCTCTCCTTATATCATTGCTCCGTCGAGCATGGGGCTCTTCAATCCCCCGCCGAGCATTCTAAAACCACCGCAAGGATCGAACTCATCAGCCACATAATTCGGATCAGCCACATAATTCGGGCTATTATAAGTCGTCAACGTTCTCCCGTTTCCACTTAGATCAATCTCCGAAGCACAGACCCCACTTTCCTTGTCGAACTTCCATCGTGCTTCAAGACTGGTAGAAACCGAATCACACCCTCGTTTTGAATAGAGAATCGAAACCTCGCCGGAACTCAATGCCCTGCTGTAAATACGAAAATCAAACATATCACCGTCAAAATAATTCCAGAGATAAGCCCTCGCCACCCGCACATCGTTCAGGCCGGTATCAATCTCTTTTGAGAGTGTCGAGGAAATGGAAGCTGGACTTCCGTCAATATAGGCGATCATATCGTCAACATTTGTTCCATCCAAAACGAAACAAAGATGATGCCAGTTTCCATTAAGTAACGAGCCAGCATTCCATACCCGGAAACCACTGAATACCGAAATGCTAAAGGTATTCCCTGCGGCGCTTTCAATCTGGCCATAAAACCTTTTGCCAGTGACCTCTGTTCCCCAACCGAAAAAACAATCAAGGTTTGCTGCAGTTTCAACCCTGACCCATTGTGCTACTGATCTCTTTGAAGAGCCAGTAACTCCTTTGTATCCAAGAGCAGCTCCGTATTGATTACTACCATTCCATCTTATTGCCATAATTTTTTTAAGAAAGAGAAGAGAGGCAAGAGCCCCTCTTCTCAAATTTATTTACCTTTTAATTTTTAGCTTATCCCTGCCTGAAGACCGCCATAAAAACCACGATAGTCTGTCACGACTCCGCTATACTCATGACGAATCTTATATCGAACAGCGTCGTTTGTGAAAACCTGATCAACACCCGGCTGATCCTGTAAGAACATTTCCGGAGTTTCCTTACCATCAAGAAATCCAATGATAAGATAATCCAGAAGAGCCTTGTCTGCCAGGACATACCAGTTATTTTGATCACTTCTCAGATACCCTTTTGGTACCGGAAGAACATCAAGAGCCTGATATACCGGGTTCGTACTTTCAACAGTGCCCTGTGCACCCGATGTCGCAACCACCGGTCTCTTTTCAGAGTCGATGATTACCTTCGAACGACTTCTCAACTCATAAGGTACAAGCAACCATTTTGCCTTGATGTCAATAGGCTCATCACTATCAGCTTCAGTGAAATTACCCATCGCCGTTATAGCCGTATCAACCGAATTGAAGTCCAAGGTATCATAAGTTACATTATTGTGATTTGCATGATACAAGGCAATCGAGTCATATATTGTTCCGCCATTAATGGCTCCGCTTGCTGTGGTGTAATTCAGAATCAAATCAAAGACAAACTTCGCTAACGTACGAGCAGCCGCCTGACCCATCTTCTTGACAAGTTGCTGGATTATTCTCAGGTCGTCGTTCTTGATCATTTCTCTGGTTACCCTGAGAATCTTCCCTCGCTTTGTCACCTTATAGCTTGCCTGCTCTTCGGATGGACTGACGTATTCAGTATACTCACCATTTTCTAATACAGTTGGAAGGTCTGTTAATCCACCTACCCGGATAAAATACTGGTCCTTATAATCTGATGGTTTGTCAATCGTGACAAATTTCCGCCAGACCTCGTTGACCGGTACCATCGAGTATATCTTTAACAGTTTCCGGTGAAGAGCATCCCCGAGAGCATTGGGATAGTCTGTCGACAATGCTTCGGTGATTCTTCCTCTTCCATCGGGAGAAACATCAATGTCTCCAGTATACTTAATGTAACTTTCCTTAATGCCTCGAAAAGCAGGAACTTTCGCCCAGTCTTCTTTTTCATCTTCTTCCGGCTCGATGTCAAACATCTTGTACATTGCTATCTGCTTTCTTTGTTTTTCATCAAGACCAGTTGTAACATGTTCTGAGCCCATACCTTTCACCTCACCTGATTCGCTCAATTTTGCGAGAATCTCTTTCTCTTCCTTAATTGATTCTTGAAGTTTTTCTTCATCGAAAACCTGATCCTCGTATTGCTTGCGAATCTTTTCCTTGAGAAGATCGGGAAGAATCTTCTCTTCAGAAAGAATCTCTTTCAGTTTCAAATTGGATTCACGAACATTTAACTTTTCAAGCGCCTCATCAACGGTTTTCATTTTCTTGCCTAATTCATCCATCTCTTCGGTTTCTTCCTTTTTTTCTTTTTCGGATTCTCCCATCTTCCCATATTTCTCTTTATACTTTTTGTACTTCTCATCTTTGAACTTCATATCAGCGGCCAGAATCTCTTTGAGCATGTTTGTCGCTTCCTCGATTTTCTTGTCCTTCAAAAGACCAATGACTTTTTGAAGGTCTGATTTTGTGGACTCCTCCAATTCAGTATCAGAAAGAAGTTCAAAGAGGTCTTTCTCTGTCTCGGTGAGATTCTCAATCATTTCCTTAATCTGCTCCTGTGATTCTTTCATTTTCTTTTTCTTCTCTTCTTCCTCTTCCTTTTTCTTTTTCTTTGCCTCTTCTGTCTCTTTCTCCTCTTCTGGTTTCTTTTTCTTTTTTGCCTCAAGAGTTTTGACGAACATATTAAGAACCTCCTCATCGGATTTATCTTCTATATTTTCGCCTTCCTTGAGACCGAGAATTTCTGGATTCTCTCGAACCCATTTGATTAACTTATCCATTTTTTTACCTCCCATAGACGCTACCATCCGCAGGAACTTCCCTCCTGCTGCCGGTAACGTCACCTGGTCTACGGTAGTGACCTCATGTATCTTCTCAACGATATTACCTTTTCTTCCTTCAGCAATACCCGTTGAAACTTTCGCCTGTGCATCAATCGAAAATCCAAGTAAATCTCTCTTCTTTCCATCCTCCCATGCGTTCTTATAGGTCTCACGCATCTTGCTATCAGTAATATGATAGTCAGCAGTGAGTCCATCCTTGCCATCAGTTTTCTCATACCTTACGTTATCAATCCATCCAGTCACATTTTTTGCGAAACCTTGTTTGACAAGGTTGGCTACAAAGCCGGGCAGATGATTGAAGAAACGATTATCAAACTCATAAGCACAAATTTTCGCACCTTCAAAAAGAGGGATAGCTTCCTTGAGAATTTTCGGGGAATAGTAAAATCCATTCTGACTCCAACCGGAATCAATGACCTTAATTCTCCAGACCTTTCCGGTCTTCTCGGATTCTTGAATAAGGGCAAGTGGCAACCAGCCGGAAGATATTTGAGCCAAATCCGTGAAATATAATTCAGGCATTTTAATCTCCTGAACATCAATTTTATCACAGTTTGGCTTGCTGTCCCGTTCCCGGGATGGCTGGCTACTTCCATCATAAGATTATGATGTTTTTCTTAATATAGCAACTATTTATTATTTGTCAAGTTTTTTTTCAATCTTTTTTATTTAACACCAAACCTATCGGCGTCATTTTTAAAATGTATTTTTTTCTCCCTTCAAGAATAACCTCAATAGGCAGGTCTTCTTCCGTTACTCTCAATTCAGAATTCTTCACAAATTTTGTGTCAACCTCTTCTATGTAATCTATTTCTTTAATCATATTTCCCACTATTTTTTTTGATAATATTTGCAATCATTATTTGAATTCAAATCCTTTTGAGCTTCTTGATAGTGATACTGACTTTCTTTATATCTCTCTGAACTATGGCAAGAATAACAATAAGGACGTAAATGTTGAGGAATAGACCATCTGCAATTTTTACAAAATACGTTCTTCATCGTTTCCCTCCCGGTCCCACCGAACGTTTCAAAATCCATATTTCGCTTTTCGGGTCTTCTCGAACCAGAACCTTGAGCCCTTTGAAACTTTTCCCCTGAAAACGTAGATGAATAAAATTTTCGGTCTTCTCAATTAGTTTCGCTGTACCTCTATCTTCAATCTCATAGTTCATAGGAATTTTCTCATTCGGATTCTTTGGATGCGCTGCGGGAATCTCTCCCTCGAAAGTCAGCCAGTTCTTGAAGTCTCCATTCGGTTTTGTGTTCTCTGTTGTTAATGTACCAATAGTCTCTTCCTCGAAAACAGGATTGCTGTCAGTCTCAAACCTTTGTAATTTCTTCTCACCGAAATCCAAAAATAATTCATAATGAATTTTCGGCATACCCCTAACAACTGTCGGGCCTTTCCACCATGCCCGGCTCAATGTCCATTTGACTTCTCTTGCTTCTTGGATTTTCAGCTTGCGAAACGGGTGGTCCTTATTTTCAATCAGCCAATTGAACGCCTTATCCATCATCGAAAGTCTATTCTTTCTTTCAAGCCCTTTTCCCCACCAATGCAACTCTTTTGGAATTTTTTCTTCCCACTCTTTCGGAATACTACTCATTCCGTCAGGTGGAACATAATCCCTTCTTGTCCTTCCCCTGCGAGTCAAAAGATAAGGAATCTGACTCTCTGCATCAGCCTTTGCCCACCAAGCCATCCATACCAGTTTCCCTTTCCCCACTTTTTCCCATTCCTTTCTTGCGTCCGTGCTCGAAGTACTCCTTGAAGTATGTCTTTTGTGTGCCGAATTCTTTTTGGTATCCTTTCTCAACATGATAGAGAAATCCCGGCCCTTCGGCTGTCGCACCAACCTCACCCGGATCAACCTTACCAGAAAACTTTAGCCAAGCCACCGGCTGTCTCGCTTTTGGAAAAACAAGAACTTTTTTTTCTGGCATACGGGGATCAAATTTCCACAACTTATTTTCATAGAAATGATTATCCATCTTTTTCGCTTTCTCTGCCGTATCAATATCATCCTCAATACCAAGAGTTTTCTTTGCCTTACTCACCTCTCCCGGCTGCGGGCCATCGGCAATAGTTATTCCGTTCAAAAAATCATTCACCTTGAACCTATGGTCGGCATGGACGCTTTCTCCTCGCCAGTGATGTTCCCAGAGCGTTCCTTTAGTTTCTCCTCCGGACGGTATATCTTTAAGCTGTTCTCTGACCGCAGAATAAGCAATTCCACCTTGAACGGAGCCCCCACTCCCCCCTTCTCTGCTATAATCCATTTGATTTTCCACAATCTTTTCCAAAGATAAAACATCAGCTTCGGAAATAGAATCATCCCAAAATAAATTGAGTTCTTCACATTCCTTAATATTTTTTTTCCTTTCTTCATTTAAAAACTCCTCGCCAAAAGATTCAGCTAATGCCATATCATAGTCATCAAGCTCACCTAAAAGCGGAAAAGATTTTGCAAGCCAATCTGAATAGTTCTCAACATTAACGGATTCTTTCAACTTCCCCAAGGCAACCTCGTACCGTTTTGGATACCGCTTCTCCTCGATTTCTCCACTGGTCGCCTTCACAATCCTATTGGCAGTATCAACTGTATCGGGCCGGGTCTTGTCCTCACGAAACTCAATCGGTCTCGGTGCCCACCAATTAAACCAAACCTCTCCTGTATCGGGGTCAGTATATCGGTTAAGATTGACAAAAGCTACTCGAATTATTCCACCTACCGGAACCATTATCGCCCGGCCATTTTTCTCGAACCTCACATTATAAGTTCTTCCCACCGGAACTTTCTTTTCCCCATCCCGAATAACACAAAGATAATTATACGAATCCGTTCCCTTGACCCGGTGAATCTCAATCACCTCTGCGTCAATATCAGCTTCTTTTTTGAACTTCATCCAATCCCCGGTCATTCCGCTTAACGGATATATGCTATTCCATAGCTTGAGCATCGAACCTTCCGAACCTTTAATTTCAGAAAAATGATTCATAGCATCCTTTAATTCCTTTTCCGTATTCGCCAGATGAAAATCTGCTACCTTGAAAGCCTTGCCGGATTTAAATTTCTTCATCGACTCTTTCCTCTCTTGCAAGGTTTTCTTATGTATATCTTCGTTCAAATACGGGGCATCGAAAACATTCGCCGTGTACGGACTATCATCAACGGGAGTCTTCGCATGAGCATAGCCGGAAACATCCGACCGTCCAATATGCTGCCCTTTTCTTTCACCGGTCACCTCGGCGTCAGCAACAAAAGGAAATCCTTGAGCTTTTGCTTCTTTGACTATCGTGGGAAATCTATGTGTTACATCCCCTCCATCTTCACTCCATACCTTCACCTTATCATCAGAATGTATCTGTACTCTGAACCCGTCGAATTTCTGGTCAACATGTACCGAAGGAAACTTATCTCCTTTCATCCACTTCTGCTTCACTCTCTCAATCGCACCCTCGACAGAATAAACTTCTTCCTTTCTGTAACCTGCTATTCCTTTCGGTTGTACGAAAAATCTGAAAGGCTGCAAGCTGTCACTTTTACGACTCTGCTCTGCTTGCCTTTTTCTGGTAATGTCCGTAATTCTCTGTTCTCTTAAAACACTCTCGGCAAGTTCGGAAAGTCCTTCCCTTGCCATTGCCATTTTGATTAATTTCCTTTCTTTTGGCGGAATCATTTCGATCTTGAGAATTGCAAAAGGTACATAATTTGTGAAGGGGCCAGTGTAATCAGAAATAAGATGTATCTTGTCTTTTAATTTCGGAGGAAGAAAAGATTGCAGCCGAAAATTAACAGCATCAAGAAACTTTGTATCGGAAGAATCGTGATTAATGTGAATGTCAATATCCTTACCCCATCCACTCACAACACTCCCCCCGATGAAAGAAAGAAAAGGATTCCGTATAGCAAACCCATCTTGCCAGAAGTTCATCAGTTCACTCAACTTAACCTTATCATCAAGTCCATCCTTTGTCTCGGTTACAAACTTCAGGGATAATCTATCCAGCTCCGTAACCGGCCTATGTTCAAGTTTTCTTCTCCGCATTTCTTCAATGATTAATGTATGCTTGTCGATAATTCCTTCGTGTGGAGGTTTACCGGTCTCCTGCGAAAATCCTGCAGATTCGCCGTGAATCTCTGCATGAAGTTTTATGATTTCTGCATCGGAAAGCTTTTGCAAATTCCAGTCTTTCGGAAGAAACGTGGATTCAAAAAATTTTATTGATTCGATCATCCTTATTGGACCAATCTCCTTCGGATTCTCAAAAGGAATGAACTCACGAATTTTATAATAATATAAATTCTCTCTTTGCCCAACCTCTGATTCGGCTGTTCTATGCTCCTCGAATCTTTTTACGAATTCATCTTTATTGATTTGCTCGGATTCATAACACCTTACAAATCCATAGGCAAGATTCCCGCTTGAAAGTAATCCCATCTCTGTTAATCTGTCAAACTTGCAACGGTAGACTATCGCTTGCTTTTTCCCTGTCCATATCAGCTCCCCGTGTGGCGGGTCAAGATACGGACCTCCTCTTATCGTTCCCGCAAGACACTCTCTTAATAATCCCAAGGTCTCGGTTTTCATTTGGTCAATTTGAAATGTCACCTCACCTAACTCAAGTATTCTTTTCACAAGCTCTGTTGCTGATTCAACTACATTCTCTATTCCATCAAGTTCGGTTTCATCGCCTTTCTTTGCAAGCGAATATTCTTCAGCCAAATCCCGAAAAGCTTCGGCAAGTATTTTGCTGTCAGTTTCTTTTGACCAGTCTCGAGGCATTAATTCAATCCTCCTGTAATCTCTTTGCCTTTTAAATCAACTATCTTATTCCTTGCAACTTTTACTCCTGTTTCATCCTGAATATACGAATCCCTGATTTTTTGAATAGCTTTTCGTTGACAATAAATGTCTTCCTTCGGTATCCAGAAATCTTCTCCCTTTTCTTTCTCCCCGAACCCCATCGTAAAATCCAAAAGGTCATACATCTTTTGAACATGATTAAGAACTAATTCTCTTGGATTCCGTATACCTAAATTCCCGTCATCAATACCCACAACAAACATACGATTTTTAAGCCTTGCGATTACTATTTTCTCCTCTTTCATTTTTACCTCCTATGAGTTGTATCATCATTTCAGCCCAAAGTTTTTTTGCCTGTATATAATTAATATTATGTTTCCTATAATCATTATCTACCAAGCCTCGTAAAAGAGAGCGCAGTAATCCTATTCTCGACTTTCTAATGTAAAACAATCCGAATTTATCTTGAATTGTGTGCTCACCATTATCAAATAAAACATCAAGCTCATTTACTAATTTTTTCAGTTTCCTTTTTAATGTCATCTTTTCCTCCTTGACTCCAATCTATTTTATCATATCTCTTTCTCCAATTCTCTGATTTCTTTTTCTGAAAAATCGGTCGCTGATGATCCTTGCCGAATCGTCGTTTAAGTTTTTCTCTTTGCATCTATCCTCCGGGCGGAAACAAAACCTCCACACATCCACAATTAATTACATTCTCTGCACCACCGGCGCCGTCATGTGGATGATCCATTCTCTTGTATGTCGTCGCTCCTTTTGGGTCACCCGTCGCCCTTGCCCGAACCTCAAACTTTTTTTTGAAAGGAATAGGATTCGCAAGATAN